TTCCCAATATTGGATTTGTAATTCAACTGTAAATTCTTCAATTGTGTTTTCACTATCATAGTTAACATCGATAGCAGAAACATTTGAAGGCCAACATCCACGGATATTGTAAGTCTTAGTAACAACTCCTTCTTTGTTTAGTTGTTCAACAACCATATCAGCTGAATAATCGGTAGGATTGCTCAAACCTGTATTATTGTTATGTTGGTTGATACCATTCATCCATTGCTCAAACGAGTTACGAACACTCATCTCAACATCATTGATAACCGTCAAGGTCCAAGGTTCGAAAGTTCTATCGCCTGCAATTTGCAGTTGACGACCACGAAAAGGAATCATGATTGGTGCAATGATTGATGCTGGAAGTGAAGCACCTTTGATAAGGAAAGATGCAAGTTCGGGGTCACCGCCCGCATATCCTGGAAAGTTACAAGTAACTCGGAACATATTAGCCCGAGCACCGCCACCCTTTAATTTCGACTTAAAGTCGTCTACGCCTAAAGTTGCCATTGATATATTCTCCTATTGGCCAGCGATTTCACTGAATTCAACACCGGTACGAGTAGCGATGAAGTTCAATGTAATAAAGTTAATTGATCGAGCAGGCTTGATGTAAATATCAGCAACAAAGTTATTTGTGTCGATAACCTGACCAGTGTTGTTTGTAGTATCACATACAACTTTGAAGTCTGTTAATCCACGACGACCTTTGATGTCTCGTAAGAATGGTTCAACCATATTTCTGAATTGTGCGCGAGTAAACTCATCATTCAATTCAAAGAGTTGAAATTTAGATGCAGTTGCAACAGCCTTCTCGAGGACGATAAACAAACGACGAACATTGATACGATCAAACGCAGATGGACGAGCCAACATTGTTTTATCACCGTATAAAATGGTGCCTTCGCCTGGGAATGAAACAATTGGATTAACACGACCCTTATAAAGATCATCACGCTCCGCTTTTGTAGGATTATATGCAATCTTAACTGTGTTCAGAATCTGACCACGATTAAATCCAGCAGGCGAGAACCATGCATCGGCAACACCATCAGTATAAGCACAAAGACCTGCGGTATGTCCGTTAGCAGGAATCCAACGATAAAGATCATTATATTTGTCGTAGATTTTAACAGCAGTAGAATCAGCAACAGAATATGAAGTAGATGCAAGTGCGTTAAAATATCCTAAAACGTTTGCAGCAGGAGTTGCAGCATTAACTGTATCTGCGATTGGTGGTGATATAAAAGCAACACAATCCTTCCGGCCTTCAACCAAAGTAATTACTTTAGCGCCCAGGGTTGTTACACCGTTAACGTCAACTGGAGCGATTAACAAGTTAATGTCAACAGTTTCAGCATCGGCAAACATATCAAGTGCTATTGATAATTCACCAGCAGTAGCAGCAGAACCTTCAACACCACCACTAAGAGTAGTAACTTCGGTTGTACTTCCAGCAGTAAAATCAGTTATACTTGTAGTGCCAGCATCGACAGCAGTAGTGTGATCAAGCCAGTAGATGTATTCTGATGTTGAAGCAATAACTTCAATATAGTAGTTAGAAGTACCATCAGTTTTCTTTGCATCAGAAGCAGCAGAAACATATGCGAATTTTTCTAAAACGTTTCCAGGTGTTCCTGAGATTGTACCCAATGTGTCTATAACGATAATGTGCATTTCATCAAGAGACCCACCACGAGCAACCGCGTAAGCAGAAGAAGTAGGTTTAGAATCAAATTCTTTGTCGTATCGAGCAGCAGAACCTGTCCAAACGGCCCATGCGGCGTCTGACGCAGGACAAACTTCAACTTTGATTCCGTTACCGATAGTTCCTGTAGCACGAGCGGCCCAGACACCAACAGAAGCTTCACCAGCCTTAAAATTGTCTTCGTAATGTGATAGATTTTTGATTAATAAGCCAGTTCCAGAACCAGTTGCATTTACTTGTAATGCCTTTGCAGCACGAACAATTCTTAATGAATTTCCGTATTTTAGAAATGCTGCAGCTTGAAAGAATGGGGTGAAATTTGCGGTGGTTGGTTGACCGAACTTAGCAACCATATCTGTTTCTGATGAAACAGTAGTTACTTCGCCAATCGGACCCGCCGAGAAGTCGCCAACCAAAGCACCTATCGATGTAGATACTGCGGGTACGACATTCGTTAAGTCAATTTCCTTGACTTGAACGCCTGCTGATACTTGAAATGCCATTAGGGTAATTCCTCATTTGAGTTTATAGTAAGATTCATAATGCGATTATCTTCAATTTACCATTATATTTATAAGAATTACCAACTCGAGGAGTTCATGATGCCTGAATCGTCAACTCCATAGCCGTCATTATCCATTCCATCATCGACAAATCCAAAGGGTATAACTTCATTTTCAATCATCTTCATGTTCTCGGAATGAAGCATATCTCTAAGACTTATGTCAGTCAACGATTGAAAGAATGGAGTCGATGCAAAATAACCAAACATAACTAGATTCATTATTAAATCGTCGTGATGACCATTAGTTGCTTCGTACGAACTTCCCTTTGCTTCAAAAGTGGACATTTCGATAATGGTGTTTTCGTCAAATATTTCTAGTTTATCTTCTTCTATCATATCTTTCAGATTTGAACAACCAATACGTTTAACTTTCTTGGTCATCTTAATACCAAGAGAATCTGCTTTAACTGAGGATTCCATATAAACATTTTCGTATTCTAGTTCGTAATATAACCCATTACAAACCAGAGTGCCCTGATCGTTGCTCTCAATGACCGCATATGCTCCGTTGTAGGTTTTACAATACTTATATATTACATCGGGAAATAGCAGGGGTGATATCATGTTATCTCTGAACACACAAACTTGTTTCATAGGCCGAGACGTTATATCTATAATGTTAAACGTTGAATAATCTTGGCCTCTACCTTGTGCAACATCAACGAAGCACATATAAGCATGATCGATTTCTGGCTTGTGGTATACACTAGCATTACCCTGCGTATACACGGGTTCTGCTTTGCGTAGACTTAATAACTTGTTTCCATCAATCAGGGTTAATCCGTAACCGATGAATTCATTGCCAAACTCTTGTCTGAATTGTAGCGCACTCGTATTCTGAATTGTTTCTTGTTTCCATTCTTCATCTCGACCTGGGACATCCCACCAATCAACACGAAAATTCTTGTATGAATTTACTTTCTGAACTGAACCTTCCCACAACTTATGAAATGAGTTTCCAAGTCCGTTTGCTGTTGAAGTAATAATAACCCGCGAAGTTTTACCAGATGTTATTACAGGATATGTTGATGTATAGAACTGAACATCGTTCTCAACAAAGGCAAATTCGTCAAGATATAGAAGTGAAATAGACAAGCCACGAATTGAACTTCCACTAGTTGCAGCAGCGACAATACGAGAGTTGTTGTCAAATTCAATCGAACCCTTGTTTAGCGCTTTGCATCCGGGTTGTAGAAAAAATGGGACATTTTCCAACATCAATGTGATGCGAGAAAGCATTTCTCGCGAAGTAGCACCCTTATTTGCCAATATTGCCACGACCTTTGTGGCATGGAATAAAACATACCAAAGCAGATAAGCGCAGGATGATATGGATTTGCCAGATTGTCGACAGGCCAGAACTATAGAGAAACGGCTTGAATTGAAATGATCAAACATCTCTTCTTGATAATCATACAAGTCGAAATCGACCAGGCCGCGATCTAGATGGATTACTTTAAGATAGTTTCGGGCAAAGTAGGCCGGTTCTGCCATACATTTCTTGTATTCCGTCACTTGATGTGCAGTGAAGTTAGTTACAACTCCAGCACGCTTTACCTGTGAATTACCAAGATATGTTTGTTCAGATAGTGCGGTTACTTGGGGTGGTTGGTTTATGCTCAATAGTTTCTCCATCATTTATTTGTTGCAAAGCTTTTTGCAAGTCCGCTGTAGAACCAATAAACAGATTGTTGGTTGTATTTCCAGCGCTATCAGGACCGTTTAGACCTGGCTGTATGGGTTTCGTATCAATATCTTTCTTCTTCTTTTGAAGTTCCATCAACTTTTCTGCAACTTCGGAATTCTGTTTCATGAGAGTACCAAGTACTTCGTATGCCCGAGGATGTTCTAAGTTCTTGGCAAGTTCCATCATAAGATCAATAGCTTCGGTGCCCTTTTCTGCTAAATCATAATATTGTTTCCGAGCAAATTCATAATCATCACCCAAATCTTTTTCATCAATAGACATCATTTATTACCAATTTTCAGTAACGCTCGCAACCGTATCTGTTGTTGCAGTGCCCTGAATTGTTATAGTTTCACCCACGGCGAACACTTCACTAGGTGAAGAAACCGTTAAGTTATTAATATTTATCGCAGTTATTTGACCGACACTCGCACTTGTGGTACCAATGATGATATCATTAACAGAAAACAAAGCGCCGTTGCTAACCGCAAGTGTGACTGTTTCTGATACGGATCCAATGTTGTTATCAACACTTATAGTATACGCTTCGTCTGGGTCGGCAAGGAATGGGTTAATAACAACAATCTGTTTTTCAAGGAGTTTGTTTGATGTGGAATCTTTAAAGTCTGTTACAGTTTTCCTTATAATCGCACTGTTACTTATTTCACCATAGAATCTCACCCTTGTCTCGAAATCGAGGGTGTATACTATAGTTCGTTTTGTGTTAAAGTCTCCTTCATAATCGTCTGCAATACTAACACTATTCAAAACGAATGGCATGTCCGTTTTGACTTTATCACTTAACTGCTTTATAGTAACTGTATAATCAGGTTGGAAAAATGGCAATATCTGTTCAATGATCTGCAAAGCATCATCTTGATTCTTTGCCATTAGATTTAATTGAATTCCCATTCTATAACCCACAGGCCCGAGTATTCGTTTCTTCTTAAATACATCTGTGGGTGTGGGATTTGAAATGGATTGCTTCGTGCCTTTTTGCATCTTAGTATTTGGGTCGTAGGCAAGAGAAGTCAACTCAAAAGACATGCGAGGCAATTTAATCGCTATCTTCGGGTCATTTAAATCTGCCTGTTGATCTATGCGAGCAAGGAACTTCTTCTTCGGCCCATAGGATAAAGGAACCTTTGTTATATTCTTAACAGCACCTGTATTATCTGTTCGAAGTATTGTAATGTCGTTGAATAATGTGCCGAATACTGCAACTGATCTTCTTATAGTTTCATGATAAAAATGAATTCCATTAAACATTATACACTACCTTCGGAGAATGGATTGCTTTCTGAAAAGTCAATTATTGCATCACCTTCTTTTTCGAAAGTAAAGTTCTGTGCATCCACAGTATTTGGAAATGTTCCATCCACACTAGAAGTTCCAATATTGAATACTTCTGTTATGTTTGCCGTGGCACCAGAAACCGAACCTGTAATTAAATTAAGGCCTGTTGCCCCTGTAATGAATGAATGAAATAATCCATCGTTAGTCTCAATGTCAATAACTCGCATATCCATAGTGTCTGCTTTGACGTAAGACGCTTCTGCTTTGATAGTAATCAGGGGTGATGCTTGCAAAGTTTGCAATACAGTTTCACCTTCAATGAAAGTTCCTGTTATAACACCAAGTTTGAATTGTGTTGCATGTGCATTAACTTCAACTGCGTCAATTTCAGCAACACCCGTATCAAATTCTTCGCCGCTCATTTCAAACAATCGTGCCTGCATTTTATACACGGGTAGATTTGACAGTTGATAGAAAGGCATTTCATGTTCAACAAATGAAATCTCGAAGAAACTATTAGACAAAGGCAAGTAAATTAAGTCACCTTCATTCGGTCGTAATTGGAGTTCATCATTTTCAAACGAACCAACCATTTGTTCCCATCTTCGCTTCGCGACGATAAACGTTGCTTCGTCTCTTATTTCAAGGCCGAATTTCGACATAAGATTACCTTCACCCTCAAAACCTTCTGCTCCTTCGATATAAACTTCAACCATATATGCATCATCAAATTGAGACTCTATGTCTTCGTTTAATAGCGCGTCTCTTGTGACGATATTGCGAGGAAGATAGTATATATCTTGTCCTGCCCACTTAACAGATTCGATGATCAAGTCCTCGAAAAGTATTTGCTCAGAACGAACCTTGGGTGATAAGTATAGATTAGTTGGCATATAAACCTGTAGTCGTTTTAATCGTGTTTTTAGGAGGTGTGTTGTTTTTCGTCACACCGCCACACATTTGTTTCACTTCCGCAATTTGCGGCCCTAATTCCAATCCTTGATATCTAACACACATCTTCAGTATTTCTAACGGTCGGACCAATGAAGCATGATGTAATTAACCAACGAAGAAATCAAGAGGTGCTTCCCAATTGATTTGCATTTCAGTTTCGAGTTTCTCGATTTCCGTAGTTGCTTCTTCCCACATAGTCTGACCGTTCAGAGTAACACCGCCCGGGAGCAACATGCCTTCGAATTTCTTCATGTTGGCGCCCCATTGACGCTTAATTAATGCTGTAACATATCTCTTTAGAAACATATCGTTATATACAGCAACATAAGTTTCTGGGTTTATAATAACTGATGCATCTAGTATAATCCAGTCACCTTCTTTGATGTCTGTATTCCATTTGACATACAAATATAATCTACTTTGATGCCTGCTAAATCGAACTTGACTTGATGTATTGAATATATTTCGTGCTAGAGATAATTGACTCTGCATTTGAGAATACTCTGCCATTCCAGAAAAACCACCCGCCCTAAGATCATATACGTCATTAAACGCCATTTGATAATCAGCACTAAACATACTAACACTACCCGATGAATTAAGAGGAACGATTCTAGTGATAACTGATATGTCAGCTGGAAGTGTGATATATTCGTTAGTAATATCGGCAGCCGTCAATTGTATTTTGTAATACGAATTCAATATAGCGTCTGAATGATATGTTTGATAGAATTGAATGCCTTCATCCACTCGGTCAGACACCTGATCATCATCGACGTTAACCTCAAGTACTGGTGCCCCTAATTGTCTAAGACAATAATCGATAAGTTCATTTCGTGTTGTGACTGCCATTGCAATACCTATATATTCTGTTTATATTATTTATAACTATAATATTCGTGTACTCTATTATTCACTGAATGATCAACAACTTTCTACTGAAATCCTTTGTCAATCCAATACTGTGGGTAGTTCAGATCTTTTATTGTAAGTTTGTTGCTGACGAGAAGTATCGCAATGTAGCGAATTGTTGTTTTCCTTAGAGTTCTAAAATCATTGACGTAAATACAAGTATTAGCTTTATTTTCTCGTACTTGGTTATCTTCCTTTGCTGACCCCCACATACTATTATCTGCGTACTCCCTACCTTTGAATATCTTTTCAGGTTCAGGGTCATCTAATAGTGCTGCGGTTATATACTCACGAGAGAAGTTAAGTATGTTTGTTAAGTGTTCGACATTGAGTGTGGAGTTAAAGGACCTGAATTCAATTGTGCCTAAAGTTGGTATGTGACTGTAATTAACTGCTGGACGGCACTTAGTTCTGTCAGCGAATCCAAAGGCCTTTTGATTAGTTACTCCGCCGTGCAGTGCATCAACCATGCTATTTACAGATGTTAGATCACTCTCCATCATTCGCTGTACCGCTATTGGGTGATACGGATATGTATAAACATTCGTGAAACATTCGTAGTGCCAATTGTAATACTCCCGCTGCTTTGCGGTTGGCATTGATTCGAAGTCTGGTCTATCAACTATATTTACCCATCGAAGTATGGAATAGTCACGCTTCTGACCGTACTCAATAAGATGCTTAAGTACATCAGGGCGCTCAAGTAACTGCGGTATACGCATGTGTGTATGTATTGTGCCACGGTTCGTAGGCAGTTTGTAAGTAGGAATGACTGCTTCCGCAACATCTAATATTACTTTCAGTAACTCGCTTTCTGAATCACATACTTTAGTTTGCAACTCGCCACCAAACATATTGAATTGAAGTGTGGGGTCAATATTAATACCACATGGTGCAGAACCGTAGTCTTCAATACCACACCAAGTATTTCCCTCTGGCATTTCTATCCGTCTATCCGCACTTCCAAAGTCTACTTCTGCACCGTAGGTTGAACCTTGCAGGAAATCCGCAACTTCAGATTTGGTCATCATTATCTTTGTTTATTTACTCTGTCGAAAATAGCCATTGCCAAAACCTGATCTCCATACAAAGGATACTCTGGGTAACGAGTAGCTATGTGTACCTTGTGGGTGAAGTTAGTAAAGTAGTTACTAGGATGGCTATATCTGCTACATCCTGAGATGTATATTGCATTTTTTGGGTGTTCAAAATCACCAAGCTCTACAGAGTCAACAACACCCTCGATATATTCTTCAATTACAACTATCGCACGATCCCCTGTAATTATCGCTTCTTCTGGCTCAAACACAACCTGACTTCCTATACCGTATGAATAGGATAGTGTGCCATAATGAGTTTCATACCTTACTCTGTCTCTATCTGTGTTTACTTCAGCCAGTGGGTAAAACCCAATGATAGTAACGTGCTCTTGAGAAATCTTGGTACGTTTAGCGTCTATTTTCATTCAGTCCACCGGCCTTTACTCTCTAAGTACGTTCTATTTTGATATGCATCTTCTTCGGCTATTGCCCAAGCTGGTATTGCAGGTGAATCTTCAACTTCTAGCACGTAGTATGTTCTGAATTGCTCTTCAGTCCAGTTGTTCTCCTCCGACTCAGGTGGAACTCTGTGGTTCATAAGTAGCTTTATATTTGGAGTATTCGATGCAGACCACTCCAGTACCATTTCACCTTGTGCTTCATTTGTCTCTACTACTTTAAAAGTATCGTAAACTATCATGTTGGGTGTCCTATAATTGTCCGTAAACTTGTTTAATTCGATTAATATTCTCAGCTGCTTCTTCAGCTTTTGCCCATTCAGGGATAGCAGTACTACTCAAAAGTTCTGTTGCGAAGTGCGTTTGTAATTCAGCTCTTGTCCAGTTATCTTCCTCTGCTTCCAGTGGAATTCTGTGGTCACGTACTAACTTTAATTCAGAGTTGGTTGAAGATACCCATTCAACTGTTAATGTTGCTGTTGCGGCATCGGTTGATATTACTGTAAAACTATCTAAAGTGTTCATTGTTTATTCTCTTTGTCATTTAGCACAATTGCTAGTACCTGATCGCCGTAAAGTGGGTGGTCTGGTTTTGGGGTTTTTATATGCACTCTAAAATCTGCATCGAAATGTTCACTCGGCCAACGATGTTCACTATTTCCAACTATGTACATTGCGTCTTTGGGATGCGTAAACTTAACTAATTCTACGGATTCAAATCCCTCCCGTTTTTCTTCGATAACCACTATTGGATGATTACCCCCAAGCATCACTTCATCGACTGAATCAACTAGCTGAAGTGATACGCCGTAGGTATACATCAGTGACCAGTAGTGACATTCAAAGCGTTGCTTTCTAACGGGGTCATCACACTCAGGATGGGGGTAAAACCCCACAATAAAGATGTGAGGGTCTGATGCTTTAGTTCGTTTGTATGCCTGTGTGATCACGATATAGTTCCAGCATATGAGCCGTATCCGCCTGACCAAGAAATGTTTGAGCCGTTGCGTTGGATTGCAATACCTCTCGTACCACCAGCACCACCGCCCCAAGTTGAACTACCACCACCACCACCAGCTGCTCCAGCACCGCCACCTGTACCACCAGAACCTGCTGTGCCAGATACAGCACCAGAACAATGTGTTCTTGATAAAGATGCTCCACCACCCCCACCAGCTTGAGATCCTGTGCTTCCGTAACCAGTACCGCCATTACCACCAGAGGCATATGAGTAGGAACCAGAGTTGGTACAAGAACTACAATAACGGGTACAGCCATATTTATTACTAGAACAACACCAAGAAGATGTGGTTCTGTTATTTAGTATACGGAAGCCGCCACCACCGCCACCGCCACCACCGCCACCATAAATCGAGCTGTTGTTGTCGATAGTGAGATTAGATGAACCGGTCGAGGATTGAATATACATGGCCGGTCCACCAGCACCGCCTCCATAACCAGCAGCATTGTTTCTGCCGCCACCACCCGTACCACGATAACCTTTAATGCTTCCGTTTATTACTAAAGTTACGTGGTTATAACCAGTGATATTTCCAGTTTGGAATGCCCAGTTGCCTGAACTACTAGCAACAGCACTACCTGATAAAGTTACATGAATTGGGTAACTACTACTTAAATTAGAGAACGCTGATTGTGACGTTAGCACAAAGTTAGTACCCATTGAAATACTGACATATTGAACGGCAACAGTACCATGAAACTGATTCATTGATATCTGTCCACTACCAGGTATACCAGAAGCACGACCATAGTATTCAGACATAGTAATAGGATGCCCACCACCAAACTCACTTTGGAGGTTAGCATAACTAATAGCACCTGAACCTTGAAGAGCCATTATTTACTCACCAATTGTAAAGTTGTAATTGATTCTGATGTTTGTAATGTCATATCTAATCTCTAATCCTATTAATTTATTTATAACAAAGATTATCTAAACTTCGGCCCTTCTATCCATCCAATTAACGATTTCCTAACACCGCTCGTCAATTGCGTTACTCTATGTGGAATAAACGAAGGAAATGCAATAACGGTACCCTTCTTCAATAACAATTCTTCGTTAGGTTGTTCATATTGGGTATCAAACTCAAAATTACCACCGCCATAATCTTCCGGCCCTGATAGCTGAATAACAACCGATATCTTTCTGTCATATCTAGAGGGGTTTCCCCAGAAGGTGTCGTGATGCCAATCGTACTTTCCATTATCTGCACTGTTGTAGGTCGTATATTGTATATCTTTTAAGTAATCAATATCAAAACCAAATGCATTTCTGTTTGCTTCCTTGGCGTAATGCCATAACAAATTGGATGCTAGACTATCCGAATTAATCCATCGTACCTCACTATTTCGGTAGTTGTCATTGTGAGTATTTCCATCGCTTCCAATGGTTGCATTCTGTATATCATATTTCTTACATTCCGTCACTAAATCATCTACTGTGGAGCCGTCTAAACCACCGCTCCACATTTGCCATATTTTATCCATACTATAACTTTACCTTATTTCATTTTTGATTGTAAATCTTCAATTTGTACCTGTTGCTCCTTGATTGCTTCTATTAACAGAGGAACGATTCTGGAATAATCTACAGTTAAATAGTCTTCTCCAGACTTCGAGGTAATAGTCCCATCGAATTCGGATGTTTCATAGTCCACGGGGGCAAGGGCCACTGCTTCGGGCAATATCCTTTGTACCGCCTGTGCAGATAAACCTACCTGTACATTATCATTTGTATAACCTAGTGATTTGGCAAGATCATTCTCGACGTATAGAAAACCTTCAAGAGATTTAATCTTGTCTACCGCGTTTGTGATATCACCAGTTTTAGTCTTCAGTCTTTCATCTGAGTAGTATGCCGTGATGTTTCCAGTAGCAGCTATTTGATTGGCAACATAGAATGCTTTGCTGTTGTACACTTTAACCCAAGTCGTGTTATCTGCGTGGATGCCCCCACCATAAGTCGCGTTGTACCACCCCGCGGAGCCACTGGTTCTATACCAATCAGAGTTATTCTGGTTGTTGATAGCCGAGAATACATTGGAAGCGGTAACACTCGCGGCACTTCCAGTAGGTCCCGTGGGTCCTGTAGAACCTGTAGGTCCTGTTGGACCCGCAACACTTGAGGCTGCACCAGTTGGGCCAGTTGGTCCCGTAGAACCCGTTGGTCCTGTAGGCCCAGCCACCGTTGAATTAGAACCCGTAGGGCCAGTAGGTCCTGTAGAACCTGTAGGTCCTGCAACTGTTGATGCCGAGCCTGTAGGTCCTGTTGAACCTGTAGGCCCAGTCGAACCCGTTGGTCCTGTCGGCCCAGTATCACCCGCGGCCCAGACTGCCGTACCTGATGCAGAATACTTTAGGAATTGTCCGGCTGAACCAGCGGTAGGTACGTGTTTATAACCAGCCGTAGTAGGATGAGTATAAACCGTATCGTTATCAGGAATCACTACAGTATCTGTAGTGCTGTCACCGCGATTCAACGTAATAGTATGGCCAGAAATAGTCATGGCATTCGCTGCAGTACTTAGTGATTGATTAGACGTCTTGGCAACCTTTGTACCTAAAGCGGTAGTCAAGGTAGATGCATAAGATGCGTCATCATTAATAGCCGCGGCAAGTTCATTAAGTGTATCAAGTGTACCTGGAGCTCCACCAATAAGATCAGTTATCTCTGTTTGTACATAAGCAGTAGTCGCTAACTGAGTAGTATTAGTATTCGCGGCGGCAGTAGGAGCAGTTGGCGCTCCAGTCAATGCAGGACTAGCTAAAGGCGCTTTCGCCGCTTCTGTAGGAGTATCCCATGTGAAGGTGCCATCTGCGTCTGAGCGTAGGAATTGAGATGTTGTACCATCACCTGTCACGTTTAGATGTGCGGCATCAATGGAATTATCTGCAACTGTGGTTGAAATGGTGGCAGTACCCATGTTTGTATGATCGGCAGTGCCTGTCACATCTCCCGTCAGAGTCACAGTCATATCGTGTGTTGCCGCCAAGTAACCAGCAG